CACCATCAGCAATCTTTGCTGTTGAAACAGAACTAGTCGCCAGTTTAACCGTAGTAACAGCGCCAGAAGCCAATTTGACGTCAGTAACAGTTCCATCGCCGATGGTTGCGCCATCAAACGTGGGGCCAGCGACACCTTCATAGACCGAGATAGTAATCGGATCTTCATCGGTTTCCGCATCAACAACAGATACAAAAACATCAGCGTATGACATACTCACTCCCCTGCGTCTTTAGAGATGACACTGGTACGTCTAATGTACCCTTTGTCAATCAGCGGAAACCCTCTTGCGTTTGTTATGCCTGAATCGGAGATGATGATGTCAAACCACCCAGATTCGGTAATAGACCTAGTGTCAGCGCCAGTCATGCCGACGTTAACCCTGAGATTATCGGCGTCCATGAAGGTCGGCGTCAACGTGGTCTTAAGATCGGTAATTAGGTTAGAGGCCTTGTCCGGATCTTCTCTAACCTGAAAAGACAACTCGAAATCTGAAACGCTAGTCCACCAGCTCCGCCCGGTCGGGAGCGTCACGAGAAGCGACTTCGCAAATGGCAGACCCGATTTGATGTCCCAACGGATACTCGTGGTCACTTGTACTCCATTCTTTTAAATGCTTAAACGAAAAGAACTCCCATTTTGATTACCATTAGAAAGTTCTTAAACCGTTTAGCTACGAGTGAAGACCCAATCGTCATCGCTGGCGGCGCTGAAGACATAGGCACCAGTAGAAGGCGAAGCCTGAATGGTCAGAGAAGCGCCAGACGTAGCGATGGTGACCGTGCCAGTAACAATAGCGCCGGTATCGGCACGACGATAGGTAACGCCAGTGACAGTCGGAATAGTGATGACGCCAGTTCCGGCCACGAAGGTCGGAGCAACCGTAGTGGCAACAGTTTCAGATCCAGCACCCATAGAGATGATCTCGTCAGGAAGAGGAAGCCGAGGAGTCAGCGAATCCGTTCCATAAAGAGCATTCTCGATGGTAGCAAGAACCCCAGACGACACCTTAGTGGAATCCACGACAATCAAAGCCGAGGGCTTGAGATTGGTCACCGGAACGGGGGTCGTGGTGAACTGCCACTTGAACACAATGGCGTCGGGGGTGTCATTAATCGTGGCGTACGCCTTAGCCGACGGAGCCGCAAGCGCCCCATAGACAAGATGAAGCTTATAGCCGTGATCCTGCCCAGCAGTATCGTTTCCGAGCTTCGATCGGTACGAAAGACCAAACAGCGCACGGGCCTGCTGAGTAATACTAATGCCATCGACAGGCTCTGCCGTACCATCACACTGAGCAAACTCGTCAGGATAGGTGTAGGCCTCAATCGTTCCGTCAAACTCCTCAACGGAAAGCAGATTCAGGTACTTAGTGTTATCGGCGTAGAACGCCTTGGCCTGTGCGCCACTAGGCGACTCGGTAACAGCCGTAAGACCATTCCAAGCTACACCAGTGTCATAAACCCCACCAGTAGGCAGGTACAGGACGCCCTTGTCGACGCCGACTTCGTAAAGCCGATCGCCGATGTCGTCCCACGTAAGCTTAGCCATAACTACTCCTTAGTAGTATAGATAGAAAACATCGTGATTTAAATCATCAGCGGTATAGTTTCTATAAAACGAACACAGCGGTAATTGTGCGACCTTATCCGGAATATCACTATCCGGATCTGAATCAATCACTGTAACCACGTATCGTTTCACATTCCTATACGGCTGATTGTCAGAAAAAATTGTTTTTGCACTGTACCTTTTGTACACAATGCATGGGTATGCCATCACAACCGATGGTGGTGGTTGAAAATATACATTATCACTACCAAGAAGATCCACTAAAAGCGCTTGAAGATCGAGTCTGTCTGTCACGGCGGCGGCTCCGATGAAACTGGGCCATTGTAAATATCACCGAGCGTTAAGATCAGTCTAGGTCTTTGTACCTCGACCGTCGAAACAATCCACAGTGTACCTTCCCAGCGAATATAGCGAATCTTAGAGAAGTTCTCGACGGCATACTGATCAGCTACCACGCTGATAGAGTTCCCAACCGCCACATTATCATTAAGTCCTTGGCCCGGTTCAAGTTTACTAGATTTCCGAATTACATCACCATAATATGGTAATTCAGTAATCTGATCCTTCCAAACACCAGACCCAGTTGGGTTCTCAACAGAAGTTCCGTAGCCGATTTCACCGAAAAATCGGGCCATCGAAATCTCCTAACTAGCGATTACGCATCCCGAGTGAAGGTCCAGGACTCGTCGGCATTCTCGGTGAAGAAGTGGCCAGTGGCCGGAGTAGCCGTGATGGTAACGGAGGTGCCGGCGGCGATAGCAGCGTAAGGCGAGCCAGCGTTGTTGACCACGGTGGTGCCGTTCTTGTACACGACGCCGGAGGTGTCGTTGATGGTAAGAACACCAGTGGCCGGGTTGAAGGACGGAGCAGCAGGCGTCACCAGGGTCTGACCAGAGGCCTGGGCAACGACCACGAGGGCCGAACGAGGCTTGACCAGAGCGCCCGAGCAACGGGTCTCCATCAGGTACTTCATGTTGTTGTAGTCGATGTCGAAGAAGTCAAACATGTTGACCTCTCCACCCTTGTCGGTGCCGAAGACGTAGTCCACGGGGTTGACCAGAATGGCCAGCCACGGGGTGTTCTCCATGGCCTCGACAGGAACGACCGACGAAACACGAAGCTCAGTAGCCACCTCATCCAGCGACGCATAGATACGCCGACCGGTGGTGTCCTTGAGCATCAGGAACTGAGCGATGACCGTCTCGGTCGTGAACATTGTCGGCAGACCAGTACCTCGGTACTGCCAACGGTTGAACACGATGGCGTCGATGATCTCGCTCGCAGACGAACCCGAGTCATTGAGCTGCACGTTGATGGTCGTCGTGAACAGCTCGTTATCAGTGGCAATCGGACGAATGCACTGCTCATCGATCTTGTCCTCGTTGGAAATATCCCGACCATCGCCGAACAGAGCCGCACGAGCGACTTCCTCGTCCAGCATGACTCGCATCTCGGTCTGAAGCCACGTGATCACATCGAAATCGGTGATGTCAATGATGTCGTCACGATCGATCTTCTGCTTCTTGTAGACCGTGGTAGGAACAGTGGTACGCTTAGCAACAGCGAAGAACTCTTCCTTCTTGAGCGAACCAGTAATATAACCCTTGGCTCGGGCCTCATCCTCGGTGATGTCTGCCGAGATCGTCTTGATCCGAGCAAACGGGCTCTTACGAGCAGCGCCGAGGAAAGTGGCAACCCACTCAACTCGACGACCGACAAAGTCAGGCTGGTCGTTGACCAGACGAGCCTCAGGGAACATCTCACCGATGTTCTCGATGCCATGAGCAAGAGCGTACTCTTCGACGGCGTGCTTAAGCGAACCCTGCCGCTTAGCCATACCGACAATCTCAGTCAAGGCGTCATGCGACAGAACCTCGGTCTTGTTCTCGGGGCTCTGATCGAAAACGTTGTGCTTCATTGAGTTATTTCCTTCCGTGTCGCCATGAGAGGCATCGTTAGAGTTACTACCAGCATCATCGGCGTCAGGCTCCTGGCTAGCAAGCGCCTCTCCGATCATGTAATCAACTACGGTCTTCTGCTCATCGGTCAGTGAATCATAGACGTCCTGAACGGTAGCGTCTGGACCAAGATCATCGTGAGAGATTTCATCGTCGTCATCATCGTCGTCGATTTCGATCTCGTCGTCATCATCGTCATCAGAGGGGTAGTCAGAATGCTCCAACTCGAGACCGGTCGTGATAATGGCCTCGTCAACCTCTTCAACCTCGCCATCGGAGTGCGCAATAGTCACGTTTTCGATAAGCGCACCAGGATTGGCGCCGGAAAGCACCAAACTCAGCTCACGAATCTGACCATGAATAACGCTCTTCGACCGCTCAATAAGCTGGTTGGCCCAAATAGACAGGGCGTTGATGTCCTTGTGCTCGACCAGACCCTTGGCGTGAACCGCCTTGGCCGAGTTGTTGAAGAAGCCATAGGCGTAAACGCCTTCCGGACGATTCTCCAGAATTGCATGCCCGAGAACGTTCTCGGGATCGCTGTGCCCATGCTGCCAGACAAGAGGAACTCGAGCCTGGTCCTGATGCTGGAACGCATTAGGCATGATGGTGCGACCGTCGGAGCACTTAAGCCCCGCCTTAGTCGCCCAACCACTGAAATCTGCTTCCATTTTGATTGTCCTTTCAGAGACTATCCTTAAGCCTGTGGAGTGTCTGTTGGAATGTCCGGTTCTTCTGGTTCCGTGCCATCCGGTTGACTCGCCTTCGGGTTGATGTTACTATTGACCAAGAGATCGGCCTTGGGGTCATTAGATGGAGAGATCCCCATGAAGTCTCGAATCTCGTTTGCCGACAGAATCTCGTTACGAGAGAACTTGTCTGCGATAACGGCGAGATTGGTCATAGGAGTAAACTTGAATGGGTTCCTAAAGTACCGAATTCTCTCTTCAGACGTATACCCAGAGATCCCGAGGAACGCCCTCTGCATGCCCTCAATGATTGAATCGAGAATTGGCTCAATAGTCCTACTGTAGTAGTTGTTCATGGCGTTGTCGTCGGCGGTTCCATTCATCACCGCTTCCGTAAGACCCAACTGACCGTAAAGCATTTGAGTCAGGTATTCGATTTGGGTCATAAGATTGTTGTCTGCTGGACGATTAAGCTGAGTGACTTTTTCGGTTCCATCAGTATAGGCAATACCGTACTGACTTCCCTTCAACTGAAACTCGATGTCCTCTCGACGCTTCTCTGCTTGCTGACGTCGAGCCTCACTCTTAATCGTATACGGAAGCTGAATGATTAGATCCAACTTCCCAGAACTTGATTGCTCATCAACAGCATCAAGAAGATTCAGTTTCCTGATCAGACGCTGAAGCGTTGAGTTTGGTTCGTTCATCACCGAATAGAATGGATTTTCAACGATAGCCACGATGCGCTTTTCAAGCACAATGCTTTCTTGAACGCCAGTAGCCTCGTTATACAACATCACACGAACGTGTTGCGGATACCACTGAACAACACTACCCACACGAAGAGAATAGATATCTACAGTAGCACTAGTTTCAGGATCTACTGAAGTATCCACCGGCACAATTGCTGCAACACCCTTATCGATTAATGTGGTTGCGATGTTCTGCCTGAACGACCTTGGGCTCTGGTCCATGTTCGGCTCAAACTGTAAACAATTATTGAGTGAACTATCCTTATCTTTAGCGTATCGACCAGTGTCATCCAACACGATCTGCTTGATCGGAATGGCAGCGACGTCCACCGCTAAACGATTGTAAATTGCAGCAGCAATAGTACGTTCGCTAGAATACCGAAGACGAGGTGTGTATGGCATAACGCTTGAGGTTGGGCCCATGTTGTACGTGCTCTGGCCAGGCGTGTCTTCCTGCCCCGAAGAACGAAAGGCGTTCCAAGCATTTAAAACTCTATTAAATATAGCCATGTAGTTTCACCTCCTTGTTGGAATCACCTGACGCCCATCTTTTTGAATTGCCTGCTCAAGTTCACCGCATTAGCCTGTCGCTTTGCCTCACTAAATGCCACCTTAGAAAGACGGCTTACATGGGCTCTGACCTTCGGGTTTAGCGCTGCAGTGCCAATGGCCGCCCCGGCAATAGTTACAGGCGCCCCGGTTTGAAGCACAGTATTTTTTACCCCTCTTGCCGTTTTTGCAGTGCTATTCTTAACGTCTTTACGTCGACGCTCAGCCTGAGCCTTGGTTGCATGATCCGCCAAGTTCTGATTAGCCAAATGATGATCAAACGCCTTCTTATAGTCTGGGCGAACTTTACTCTTACCCTCGACCTTATTCTTGATCAGCTTGCGACGAGTCCCGGCTCCTTGCCCGTAAAAAAGCTTGGCTCGAGCAAACTCTTTAGCGTCCTTCTTGGCTTCACGATTAACCTTATTCGACACGTCAGGGTGATAATCATTTCTAATGCCCCACTTCATTCCCTTGACGCCGTGATGCTCGAAATACGCATCGATCTCCGAATGAGAAAGACCCTTTTCTTCTAGCATCGTTCCAAGAATATGAATGTCTTTATCCTTTAACACGGGCGATCCTCGCTAACGTACGTGGATCATCGGGGCCGTATTTGTTAAGAACCTCCATATCGCTCATTTTACTAAGTGGCTTTGTGGAAGTTTTTCCAGACGCAAGCTGCTTTACTCGTTTAGCATACTGAGAATTCACGGTCTTGCTAATGGCTTGGTTTTCGGCCCTAGTGGGTCGTCTTCCATGCTTAGTATAGATGGCCGTTTGCATTTTAGTAACCTGGTTAGCTGCTTCATTACGAGCTTGCATCTTATGCGCTCTTGTCGGCTTCGGAGTTGCCATAGGAATTGGCTTAGGTTTAGGGCCTGGGCTCCCAGGAGGACGAACCGGCTTTGCGATCTGGTAGTAGTTGATGGCAGCAAGTGGTGTTCCCAAAACTCCAGCCGCAACAAGTTTAACAGTGAATGCCGTCCCACTCTGTGTCTTTTTAGCCAACGGGGACTTCGGGTCTAACGGCTTAGCTATAGTATTGTATAAGGTATCGCCAATACCAGGAAGAATGATTGCAGCGGCGACACGCTTTACATTTCTAGCGGATCGAGACTGATACCTTCCCCCAGTTCCAGAAGCAGTTCGACCTTGCCTATTAAAACCGGGGTGATTTTTGTAAGCCTTACCAGCTAAAACGCCGTCCACCCTATTCTTAGCGTTACGAATACCCCACTTCTGGCCTTTAACGCCGTGATGCTCGAAATATGCGTCGATCTGTGCGTGCGAAAGCCCAGCAGCCTCCAGATCTTGACCAACGGCTAGATACTGTTCATCTGTAAGCATTCAAATACCTTTCGCTCATGATGAACCTATCAGGTCATCGTGCCAATCTGGTGCAGGGTAGCGCCATCGAAGTAGAACAAAACAATACCATTGGCAGCAACAACAAGCTTAGCGGTAGCAGAAGCAGTGCCTCCGAGCTTCATCGGAATGGCGCCACCAGTAGCAAACGTAAGCGTAGGCGTGTTGGCGCTGTTGCCATTGGTAAACTGCACCGGAACCAAGGTGTTGGTCTTAGGCAGAGGAGAAGCAGTAACCTTGGTCGCCGTGCCAATAGCCGTAGCCGTGACCACGGGCGCAATCACAGCATCAGCACCTGATCGAGGTGACCCATCAGAGTTAAAGAGAGCAAGCTCAGTAACGTTGTCCTCTGGGTTAATCTGTGCCTGCTGCACAACGACAGCCTGCATAACAGCATTTTCATCCATTTCAAAAACCTTTCAACGTTGTAGTATTACTCGAATGCTTCCTTATTTGCCTTATAGGCGACATATGCATCCATCAGAGCAGACACATTATCAATCTTCTCATCCGCACGCTTCTTCAAAAGCTTACGGTTACCATTAGTATCTTCTAATGTAATAGCGTTGCCCATAGCAAACGACATCAGCTCCTGGTCGAATATGAGAATTCTTTCTTCACTAAGAATTTTCAATTCCCCAAGAGGAACAGACTCGGTCTTAGCTCCCTGAATAACCTTCTCAATGCCATAAGGACCGTTCTCCTGTTCCCAGCGAGTAACGAACTCCTTGGCATTGTAGGGGTCGAAACCAAGACAACGAACGTCCATCTCCTGCTCTAATATAAACGCATCTAGATCTTCATAGACCTCCATCATGTCAAGAATATTGCCTTCGAGAATCTGTAAACTCCCCTCGGCAATAAACTCGTCATACTTGATGCGCATAGCGGCAGGGAGACGTAGTAGAGTTAGAGATGTAATATAGCTTCTGGTCTTTACGCCAAACGCCCCATTGGATAGCGGAAATAAGAAAGTAAATGCACAGAAGTCGTCTCCTTGCGATAGGTCAGCACCTAAAGCGCAAGGTAATCCCCAAAACTCCCTTGACGAATGAGGAAGAGTTTCTTCGTATGTGAAGAAATATGTGTACCCTTCCATAGGAATGCCAAACCGCTTCGCCAGAATATCATTACGAGAAGCAGGAGCTTTCTCTGCTCTTTCTACTTCTAGATGATAGACGTCATACGTTACCGTTTGCCCAAGATTAGGATTGGCCTTTAACCATGTCGCTGGGTCAGCAACTTCTTCCAAATCATCAAGTTTGTAATGCCAGATCGAAACGTGTGGTGCTTGGTAGTCTCCACGAAGGATACTGGCCAGCTCCATCTTGATCGTGTCACCAGAGCCATTACGAACCGTACCTTCAGAGCTGATCGCTACAATTAAGTAATCGTCCAACTTGGAGGCGCCCTGCTCGATAGCCCCGACAACGTCCTCTCGAATATCACCAGATAGCCACTCATCAATAGTGGAGATCTTAGGGCGAAGGCCTTGAAGCTTGTTGATCGACATAGGACGGATCTCAAGAAGAGAACCAGTTAAGAAGTTCTCAACGCCCTTCTTGGTAGACGCCAGCTTTACTCGGTTCGCCTTTGAACCGGTAGTATTCTGCAAAGAACCTTCAGTAAGAAACTTGAATAGCGGACCACGAGATCTAGTGAGCGAGGTTCGAAACGGAGACATTACTTCGTCTGCCTGTTTCATTGTTGGTGCAGTAGTAATCTGATGAGTTGTCGAGGTGTCAATGTTTAGAAAATATGCATGAATGCACATTGCATACATAGACTTCGCCGCCCCTCGAGCAACGATCAAATACTGCTTTGTGGTCAGCCTTTTTCTTACAGTTCTCTTTACAAATCTTCCAGGCGATCCGTCTTTTCCTGGTTGATAAACGCTGCGTTCAACGTAATAGTACCACCCAAATATCTGCTCGGCCCACACCTTGAATGTATCTAGCAAATATAGGTCACTGCCATCAGTCAGAGTTAATTCGTTTTCGCAGTACTTGATGAAACCCTCAACGGCGTTTATGTCGTAATAAATATTAGGGTTTGCAATCAGTGCGTCGATCCGATTCATCTCCATGCTGATTTCCCGGTTTACTGGAATATCACCACGAAGTACGGATTCTCTAAACTCGCCATAGTATTTAGGGGTTGCTTTGTTTTGAAGAGCTAATGCCACTAGCAACCTCCTTTGTCTACTATGGCGCAGCCGCAGCGGCAGCGGAGATGGTTTTAATTACGGTGTCCCCGTGCTTATTGAAAAACTCTTGAGTGATTCTTTGTCGACGACTACGACGGTCGGTCTTCTTAACCAGAGCATGGAATTGCTGCTCCATGTTCATACGTTGAATGGCCGCTTGTAGATCCTTATTGCTTAGAACATCGGTTGTGCTTTTCTTAGCAAACTGCCTAGAAGCAGCAACATCGACAGCGTCTTTACTAGCAAGTTGTCGTTTGCCACCAACCGTTCTTACAAACTTTCCTGGCTTCTGAGTAGCCGTTACATCAGATGCCTTTCGACGCAATTTGCTCGTGGTCGTCTTAGACGTTGTGGTTCGAGTCGATGAGGTATGATCGTTGCGAATGCCCCACTTCTGGCCCTTGACGCCGTGATGCTCGAGAATCTCTTCTGGCGTTAAAGCAAAAATATCAGCAATATTAGCCATCATACATCACCCCTTCTATATACCAATACTCCCTATTCGGGTCTGGCGGTGGAGGAACGAGCGTCTTAGGATCAACAGGATCGAGCATCCACTCCCTATGATAACTGATACGCTGTTCGAATTCTTCGATTTGTTGCTTCATTGCGTCTAGTGCGAACGACGTAGACGGAGGATCAAACAGGAGCTTGACCCTTAGATAAATATAAGACTGGCACATGTTAAGAATCGCATCGTCGTTAGTAAACTCAGACCAGGAGGTTCCTTCTCCACTAATGGAAAACCCTTCGGCAGGCCCAATGCCTAGTTGAGAAAGAGTCCCAATGGCTGAGTTAATATGAACAATGATGTCCTGATCAAATGCCGTATAGTCACTGGAAATACCAAGGATCTTTTTTGTACTTCTAAGAATATCATCTTCCATTGTAGATCACCTCCTTTTCTGTTATGTCAGTAGTGAATACCAAGGAACGCCTCAACCTTTGAGAGCTGAGACATCACCTGAGGGCCTGCAATCCCAGCGTCCACTGAAATATGCTGATTGACCTCGAACCAGTGCACCATTCCAGCAGTATCTCCACCGAACTGGCCGTCTTCCACAATCTGGTGATAGGCGGGTTGTCCGGCATGCTGGGCGCAATACTCAACAGCATTCAATCGAAGCTGAAGTAGTTGGACACCAAGCCCAGCGTCCCCACTCTGCAAAACGCCGGCCTGCTTAATGTGTGTAGCAGGAGTAGGCAGATGCTGAACAGGAGCACCAGGAGAAACAGGTGGGGTTGGAGCGGCCTCTGGCGAATAAGGAGGACGAGCAAAACCTGTAATATAGGAATTCCCGTTCAACTGGCGAACAAGACGCTGTACCTTGTTGCCCCAGTTACCCTCAATCGTAGTGATGGTGTTGTTCGTCCGATTCACAGATTCAACGACACCAGTGTGTTCGCCATTCCCATAGCAAGCAACGTCGCCGGCTTGAACGTCGCCAGTACCAGGATGCCAACTCAAACCATTAAACCCACTCTTGGCCCAAGCAATAATCTGGCTAACACTCGCCGTGTGAAACCACGGAAAGCCGATCCGCTTCATTGCCACGGAAACGGTTTCCGCACACCAAGCAACATAATCCCATCCATACTCAACGCCAATGGGAGTGTTGTTTGATCCGTCAGGAACCTCATGAATACCAAGGAAGCTTCGCATTACATTAAGCAATGCTGTAACAGTCTTCATCAGTCGTTCACCTCGCTACCTGGCGTTTGTTCAGAATGCGTAATAACATTCGCTGATGCATGCGGCTGATCGGCTGGATTAGCCAATGGTAACGCATCCACCTTCTCGCCAGTCGTTGGATCGATCAATGCGTTTGGAATATCACTCATGCCAGATCTCCTTACCAGCTAGAAGCTGCGGTGTCGACGGAGGGAACCGACGCAGGAGCAGGGTCAGTAGACGGATCATACGGAGCAGGATCGGGAGCCGGAGCAGGATCAGTAGAGGGAAGCGGCGCCGCTACTGGATCGGGCTGAGGAGCAGGAGTTCCAGGGGGAAACTCTGGATCGACAGCCGGAGCAGGATCAGGCGCAGGGACAGGATCAGGCGCAGGGACAGGATCAGGCGAAGGGATAGGATCAGGAGCCGGAGCAGGATCGGGAGCAGGGACAGGATCGGGAGCCGGAGCAGGATCAGGCGCAGGGACAGGATCAGGAGCCGGAGCAGGATCAGGCGCAGGGACAGGATCAGGAGCAGGATCAGGCGCAGGGACAGGATCAGGCGCAGGAGCAGGATCGGGAGCCGGAGCAGGATCAGGCGCAGGGACAGGATCGGGAGCCGGAGCATCCTCTTCCTCAATCACCTCAGTAATCTCAACAACCTCTTCGACAATCCTGCCATGCGGCGGATCGGTCTGAAGCTCTCCGCCAGACTGAGTGTTCTCAACATCGCTCATTGGAATATCTCCTTACCAGAGACGTGTGTCTCCTCTAGTTCGCTCAACAAACGGAACACGAAGCTTACTTCGATCTCCGTAATGTATAGCATTGTGGGTGTCTTTAGTTGTAGTAATAAGGTACTCAGGATCATACACCCAACTTTCGCCGTGCACGATGTCGTCGGCAGACATTGGGTTAATATGATGCACGAGTAGTTCAGCATTAATCTCATAGCCAGGAATGCCTAAGTCGCAACCTTCGTCTCTGAGAATAACGTGCCTACGTGCGTGTCTCCATTCAGATGACCGATAGAACTCTTGATTAATGTACCTATCGAATCCGAAGGTAGACACCCCAACTTCTCCCCCCAGCATCAGATACTCAAAGCGTTCTTCAAACGTCTCTAAACGTCTTAGCTCTGAATATCGTCTAGTTTTCATAGCCCGCTTCTAACTCGTCAATCTCTTCTCCACGGTACTCACGGAAAACACGGAGCGCTTCTTCGTACAGTTCTTCCATGTGCTTCTGCGATTCCATCTGCTCTACCTTGGCGTCCAGCAGTCTGTTCTCGTTCTCAAGTCTAGCCTGCTCTAGACGTTCCCTTGTGGAACCGAGCTTTAGGTAGTGACTAATAACCTGAGCTGAAGCAGTACCTTCTTGTAGTTGCCTTTCCGCAAGATCGACGGCCTGAGCAATGAGTTGGTTCTCTCTGCCTTCTGGAGTCGTGGCACGACGCTGCGGTCTTTTAGTTTCGTTTACCTTACGTCTAGATGCCATGGCTGGTATTAGTCACCTCCTTTACTAAAGAAAGAACGTTATGCTTTGCGTTCCGTACCCGACATAGATCCTATCAAAAGCAATCATTCCAGGAACAACGCCGTCATACGAACCCTTTGGACCGATTGTACAATGCGGGTTGAATGGATACTGACTAGCGTTCCATCGAGACACAAGCTCACGCATCGACAGAAGTCTTGGCGTCGGTAGTAGTTTAATCACCTCTACCGGATCAGAATCATCATCATCTCCGCCGAACTCATCGATTCCAATAGTGCTAAGCGTTATAGATCCTGGGCTAAGAACCGACAACGAATATGCGTCCTTTGCCAGATCGTTAAACGCCGTGGCACTTAGATCTGGAATCTGACCAGCGTACACAAGTGTCATGTGCGGCAAAGCAATCTTGCACCAATCAGAGTTGATCGGAAGAAGAGCTAGCATTACTGATTGACTAAAATCTTCAGGCATGGTCGTCGTCCTCGGATAGTTCCGTTACCCAGTCTGGTAAATCAGGCATCGGAACGGATTGGCCAGACAATGGATGATCGGAATCACTTAGAAACTCGAAGACGCCGTCTCTCAAAAATGAATGACAACGACAACGGCCTTGTGAAAGGATTGATGGGTGAAGTGTTGGAGACTCTAAATCTCCGTTCCAATCCCACGATGCTTTCTCAATATCAACTTCAAGATTAACTGGCAGCATGTGAATGCCGTCGTAAAATCCGTTAGGGTCTGCGGAGACACAACCAGGACAAGAAAACATTAGAGCGTCGTATGTAACACCATGATCAACCACCGTCCTAAGCATTGCTTTCATCATTCACCTCCAGTCCTTTGCCATCGATCTAAAAACCCGAAAATTTTCACGGAAAAGTACCGCCGGGGCTTTTTTTGGAAGCCAGGCGATGCGCAGGGGGGGTCTGATATGCGAGGTAGGCCCCCCTACCTTCAATTAAAATAATTTTAAATTTCTCGAGTCACTCTTTTGTATAAACCTAAAACATTTTCAGAAATAATTTCATCAATCGCATCTTCATTGGCCTGAAGCTGATCAGCATCTGATAGTTCATCCGATGTCACAGTGATACGAGCGAGGAACGGTAGTGTGTTGTATCCCTTACTCATGTCATAGGCAAGCCACTCATCGAACTCATCGAACGGCGAGTAAGGATTGTCCACAGTTGTTAGCATTGACTCAACCATTACTCTCCTTTCCATGTGTCGCTTCATCTAGAGTGGTGAGTGATACACCAAGTGCGGACGCAACTTCTGCTCTTGTATAACCAGACGCAAGCATCTGCTGTGCTCGTGTAGTCTTAGCAGGAGTCATCTTGACTGCACGCTTAGGGGTGGCGAGCTTACGAACAACATCTAGGTCGGCCTTGTTTAGAATCTCATTTAGTTTAGTGGTGCTTATAGCACCGGCCTGAATGGCTTCCCATTCCTTAGGTGTGATAGTAATCTCTGTACCACGTGCGTTCATGCGGGCACGGGCAGCAGAAAGAGCCTGATACTTTACCTTCTTCTCAGTCTCATCGTCCATGTTTGGATTAGCTTCACGCACCTGCTTGATGACGGCGCCTGCGATGAGTTGGGCCTGTCGCTCCTGGGGTCTGTTTCTATAAACTAATTGTAGTTTAGAATTGAGGGAGGATACTTCTGCGGCATACGTTTTACGAGCGCTAGGAGAGTACTTAGCAGGCGGTGTGTTGACTGCTTCTTTCCTAGCCGCATCGCCAAGAGCCTTAAGCTTGTTGGAGTGATCAGCATACAGGCGCTCTTGTGGTAGACCAGATGACAGAGTATGAGCATCCTCAGTTTCAGCAAGCGCTTTAGACTTGATCTGAATTGGTTTAGGAGTGCCGTCTTTGCCAGGTATAGTTCTACCTGTCTCAACATAGACTCTCTTACCAGTTGCCTTATCAATGGGTCCACCATCTCGTGCTGGTCTTGCTACACGTTCTGGAATACGAACCTCAGCGCCGGCCCTAGAAATTAAAGTGCTTGCTCCAGCACGGGCATTGCCACGATACTTCTTATTAAGCTGCGCAATACCGTTAACTCTGGCCGACTCTTTGTAGTTAAGCTCATGCTTCTCTGCATCGATGACCACCATTGAGTGCTTGATCGCACGGGTAAGTTCGGATCTTGTAGCACCCATGATCGTCATGTCAGTAATCAGGTTAGAGATAGACCCCATCTCTTGGCCCTTCTGACGAGAAGTCATAACGGGCATGCCAGGATACTTTGGAAAGGAGGCCTTAGGATCGAAGTCCTTAAGACCTTCTAACGCAGGAGTACTCTTAACTTTGCGGCTACCATTAGGTATAACAATAACCGCATCACCATCAAAGTCTGCGCCAGACAAACGCTCTGCTACGGCATGATGAATCCCAATAGCGTCTCGGGCATCGCCCAACAATTTCTTTGCTTCTGGATTGTTATTGTTAACAGTAAGTTCAGGAATTTCAAAAGTTCCACCATGAGGATGTCGAATCAATACAACCTGTTCACCATTATGGAAGTTAGGCGCATACACCTCAGTCTCTTTAAGACTATCCATAGGGAGAATAACATGGGTGGCCTGACGAGTATTGATAGCAGCAGCCTTCAGGTGTACCGCAGCCTTAGATGTCTCATCCCCAAAAGACTCGAGAAGTTTCTTTCGAACAGCCGGGTTTGTCAACTCGGATAGCCGATTGAATTCCTTTAGTCTTTGCTCATAAGTCATTGCCAACTGCGAACGAATGAGTGATGGACTCTGCTTAGACAACATCTGAGAAGAAAGATTCTTACTCCAATCTTTCCAGTTACCTTCCTCATTAACGATGTTCATCACCGAAGTGAGATGTTCATTACCTTTGTCGTCCTTCTCAACAAGCTGACGAGCAATCTGAGATCCGAACGGATTGTTTGGATCTACCTTTCCCTGATCATCAGTCTCGAGTTTCTTCATTGCGTCGAGCTTATTACCGGTGTCTTCCTTGTTCGTATTGAACTGAAGATCTACGCCAGGAGGCAGACCATCTTTGTACATGGCCATGCCTTTAAGGTAGTGCGTGCCATCGACCATGACACGAACTTGAGCATACCTAGCTGAACCTAAAGACACATCCTTAACGCCTGGCCTAACAAAGATCACACCATCAGCATTCTTTCCACCTTCTGAACCGTACTTAACTGCGACTCGACTAGAGTCAATGCCCATTGGAAAGTGAATGCCATAGAAAGTTCGGCCGCCATCATCAGAGAAATTATAGACCTGCTTGATGTTAGCGAGATTCTGCCATGCTTCTTTCTGCGTTGTGCCTGGAGTAGCAAGAATCTTATAGTTGGTGTATTGTCCGGTGGCAACCTGAGGGCCTTTAACTGAATGGACCTCATACCCTTGTTCTTTAAGAATGGCTAAAGCAGCGCCAAGCTTAGTCGCACTAATCCCAATGTGAGTCTCAACACCACTGCCCACATCGACAAACTTCTTCTCATCTACCTGGTTCTTCAACATGTTCGCAGTTGAAAGAAGAACGTCTGCCTTATCCTTAGCGCCAGGAGCTAGTAAAGAACGAACGTAAGATTCGTTTCTACCAAGACGCTGACCAATAGCAACATTAGACATGCCTTTGTTTCGGTAACGCTGAGCAGTGTCAATCTCTGCTTGCTGCTGTTGGTTCTTCGCAATTGTCTTTTGCGCACGAAGTTGAGTAGTCGAAAGTCCAAAGCCCTTAGCAATGTCTGTTTCCGACATTCCCTTCTTCTTAAGATCCGAAATCATGTTCAAAAACAAACGATTGTGCTCTGGTTCGTCTACTCCAGAACCCCAAGGATATCGACCACTACGACGAAGGATGCCATAGTGCTCAAGATATTGCTCTTCGCTGATTAGCACTACAGACCCCTTTCTTTAAGCAACTCGATCTTCATGTCAAGTTCGACAATACGACTCATGATCCTATCAATCTCAACGGGATCACCTTCCCAAATCTGAACATCTCCGTTTTGGTAGATACGGAATTCCATCTTTATGTCATATGGATTCACGTTATACTCTAAACAAAATATAGCTGCATAAACCTCGAGCTGATGAACCGAAGCCGGCGTGGTTCCAGTTTTCAGATCATGAATACGCAACATACCACGACGAAACGACAGCGTGTCAGCGTGACCAAAACAATTGTCAGAGTAATATAGCGGCTGTTCAACACTCATCTTGTAGCCGATGCCATCATTCACATATCTAGACAACGTTGGGTCTGCTTTAGAAAGCTTTACGCCAAGTTGAATCGCCGTATGTGCAAGATCATGCAGAGCAGTTCCTCGAGCTGCGGCTCTCTGCGAAATATAACGAGCTTCTAACTTTTGATCATTGTAGTTGAGCCAATGGTAATAGCTCGGGCTTAGAAAGGAGTGTCTACCTTCTAACGCCGAATGCGAGTTGAAGTCCATCTAATACCTCTTGCTCGTTCTCCGGAAATATAAACGCAGCAAACGACTCTCTGTCCATCATTTCTACGTAGTACCGTTGGTTAGGCTGCTCGATAGCATGCCTATTCGCTTTGACTTCTAGCATAGCCCAATGTACGCCATAGAATATAGAAAGATCGGGAACACCTTGTAGGTAGCTCGAATCGTTTTTCAAAATGATGCAGCCAGGAAACATGCGTTCTAACTTTTTAATAAGACTTGCTTGATACGCAGACTCTCTCATGGCTCACCTCACTCAGAAAAAGAAAAGGGGTGTTCTCCCTATTACAGTCGGTGTTTTACTGACGACTTTATACTTATTTAGGTTTATACCTATTTGTTACAGCTTCACCCAATCGAAGATTTGGTAGGTTGGGAAGGTTGGTACTTTGTTTACAAGCGACATGTACACTTCTTCAAACAGTAGGCCATTAGTGACAGACGCTTCAACCACATCAGAATACAGCAGCCCACTCTTACGATCTTTAACAGGACCGAGACCAGAATATTGTTCTAGGTGTTGAAACTGTCGCTTGTACTTCCACGCAAACCATCTTGGACGCCAGACTAAATTACTAGCATTATTATTTTCCTGATTACCGTCCAAATGCATGGGCGTATCGAAACGCTCGCTGGCACCATCAACGAACGCCTCAGCTACGAGAACTTTTACACTTCGTGTGTATTGTCGACTTCCAGATACGAGCCCAACCTTCACACCTCCTTGTTGAGTCAAACTTGTGTTCATCAGACGACCACGATCTTCATTGCGGACACGACCGTGAGAGCTAACCGAATAGTTTGGGAAATTCTTTATCGTGAGCCACATTTCATCCATAAAAATACTCCGAGGTTTATACTTACTTTTAGCACTTTTTAGGCTTTGGCCAAAAATGGACAAAAACCTTGAAAAACTTTTTTAAAAAGGGGTAGGTTTATACTTACTTTCTCTCGCGCGTACAGAAGAAGTAGGTATAAAGTGACCATATTTTAAAAAGTTTTTGACTTTTTTTCTCGTTTTTGGCCAAAGCCCGAAATGACCGAAAAGTAAGTATAAAGAATAGCCGTTTTTCTGCATAAGCCCAGGTCAGAGGCCTAACGGTCTAAAACATTATACTTACTTTCCGGTCTTACGGAGGGCTAAATCTCTGGCCATTTTTGAAATTCCCATCACAAAACCCCATGTTTCTCGTCCATGGACGTCGTGAATTCGTCAAAATATGGAAGGTTTTCATCAGCCCATTTGTTCTCATTAAATGACTCTTTTTTGCTCAAAGAATTGCGAATTGCTCGGTCCACGGCAGAATTGGCCATAAATGTGAAGTAGTACAAGTCAGAAAAGTAAGTATTAAGTCTATCGATTCTGCCCTGTGCTTGGTGAAATTGTTTGTACGAATATGTGAGCGAATAGAAGACGATAATGTTCGTTTCTGTACAGTTCCAACCCTCAGATCCGGCTGTGTATTGGACCAAATATACCCAGCGGTCAGATTTCGGAATAGGCTCATGTTTGTGCCCGTTCCATTCTGCCACCTCAACCAGATCTGCCTTATCGTCGTACAACTCACGCAAAATATCCAGCTCGTAGTTGAAGTTGTAGAACACGATGATCTTAGGATATCGATCCATAAGACCACGCAACTGCTCGAGCCTTGATCTGTCACCAAACACAATCCTACGCAACACAGCAAACATCTCAGACACATCTCGCATTGGGCGATCTTCAAATATGTTCCATCGCTCGTCCTTAGCTTTCTTGAACAAGTCGATGTCGTAGAACACCCGAACGTCCTGATGATGTCTAACCGCATCGCTCAAATATGGCATTTCTACAAGCACGTCACGTTTGTGTTGTTCCAACGTCTTTACATCTAGGTACCGCTCAATTCTCGGGTATCTACTGAATGGTGCATAGACGACATGCTCCCTCTTGAACTGAGTGATGTTCTTGTAGAAACCATTAGCGATGAATACCGGCACGTAATCCAGCCAAGTGTCACCCGGCGTCGCCGTGAGTATGAGCCAAGCGTTGCCGCCTTTAACAATCTTATGAAAAGATTTAACCCAAGCTCCATTCCCCACTAACCTTTGTTCGTCGAAGATGAAGAAGCATCCGGTTCGCTCTTCGTATTTTCCGATGTTGTTCCAGGAATCAACCGTAAGCGTTCCCGCAAGCGTTGCTTCTGTAGTCTTACCGATTCCGAACTTTGCCGCATCACCTTCCCATTCAAGCGAGTCACGCTTCTTGGCAGTCGTGATGACGATGATTTCATCCATCAACTCCTTTTCCATGTAGTAGGCCAGAGCCACGATGCTCTTCCCACTACCAACTCCGCCCCAAAGGATTTTACCGTTACTCAGTCGTTCCAGTACTTCCTTCTGATGAGGCCTTAAGTTCATTAATAGCCTCCTGGATTTTGGCAGTCGTTTGTGGATCATTAACCCATTTCAAATATGCTTCTTCATCTTCATACATAGCTTCACGCTCTCGCCATTGGTCAACCAACTCGCCTAGGCGTTCCCAACCGTCGACGCCAATACACATCAGCTCAACATCATCAAAGTTGGAGTCTCGAAATCTGAAATCATGGCATCGTTTACCAATATGGACATTCAAACCAAACCCGGGTTCGAATCGAACATACAGTCCGCATTCTTCATTTTTAGCCCCCAATCGCTTGTACCGATCGGTTACTGGAACTCCAAACTCGTCCGTATCAACAGTTACATTACTCATGTGTAGCCTCCGTATTTAGGAAGTGCGCCGTGAAACACACCAGGACGCAGCGAATATACATACCTGCCATCAACTCTCTCACGAAGCATAATTCCCTTACGCACCATCATTCGGACAACCTCGCCAATACGTTTGGCTTGTTTATCCATCTCAACAGAGATCTCCCAGATGGTTACGTACCATGGGCCATCACCACGTGTCCGATATAGATGCAAAAGAATTGCTCGTTGATTATCGCTTAGATCACAGACCCGAATCGGGAAGTTCATTTGGATAACCCCTAAATATAGCTTCGCCAGTGATTATGTCGTTTCGTCGCTCATAAGGTCTTGACGTATCTATACCTCTCTGTCTTAGTATAACTCTACGAAGAGCAAAAGGATGCCAGAAATCATCGTCAGGACCAATTCGTATTTCAATTATCTCGTCCATGCCTTCTCCTAGTTATTATTCGGATCGCCAAAGACAGTTTTTTCACTTTCGTCAGCAGGAGGAATGATCAACCACCCACTCATGTTCGGCTTGATTTTGTCCAAATATAGTTTCAGCGTGAAACCAGGCAGCGGCTCCATGACCACATCCAAATTGCCATGAGATACGGAATATGACTTGATCGTACCTAGACGCACAGCATTCTGCCCAAGCTGAACAATCAACTCACTTCCAGGCTCGATCAACAGATTTTGCGCAAACGTCGTTCCGTCTGGGCGAGGTGCTCGCAATCGTACGTCCATAATTACTCCTTAAATTGGGTGCGGTCCTGGCTTAAAACCAGACAGGTCCGTGATGTGGTTGCTAAAAGAGGGTGGGGTCTCAATCGTCAAATATAATTCGCCATCCTCAACTCGGTATGATACAATCTTTCCGTATCGGATTTGAATAGTGCCGAAGTTGGAGACGAAATCGGTACCGTTGACAATGTCCAGATCGTCAGCGAATCTTTCTCCACGCTGGCGTGGCACCAGAATCTCGAATTGCACGGCGTTCCTCTCGTTCTTGCTTTAGTTTTTCCTCGAACTTGGTCTCTTCTTTTACCTGCTCATCCACATCCGCAAACACATTACGCATCTGCACATCAGTACGAGCATCATGCGCTGCCTTCTCCCGAATATCATTACGCAGTGCGTAATTGGTACATCCTTGCCAGCCGCAGATGACCTGTGTCGGAATGCTCTCCCTAAACACAGCAAACGGGGTTGTTGGGTGACAAACGAGTTCTTTAGTTGCTCCACAAATATCACATGTGTATGTTGCGCCGCTCATCTATCCTCCTAGTGGTACGAGCCTCATATCCTGAGTTAGACCACAGCCAATACATGGAATCCGGTCAGGAAGACGCTCAACGAACTCTTGAATGGTCATCGCCTCTTCTTTAGAAACTCGACGTTCTTGCTTGCATTTGTTGCATTTATAGGTTCGAACACTTTGGTTCGCCGGCATTGGTAGAAGGTTGAACCCCGCCAGCTCGTATAAAAACCCTGCTCCAACTCGCACCTGCCTCAAAATCGGCGTCAATCGATAATCAGCCAGAGATTCAAACTCAATCACCGCTTCATCAGTAAGGGTGATGGTCCCGATCAGTTGATCGTAGCGTCCACCATCACTGATACGAAATGATCTATCGGCCATGATTCCTCCAAACTAAGTATAAGGTTAGAAAAAGAAAGACCCTTTGTATTAACAGGGTCTCTCCTTTAGATCTACATGTCTTCTTGGGTGACGATGTCCCAGAACTTGGCGGTCACCAACTGGTCGTCCAGCACCTTTATGAAGTTGTGCAGAGAATCCACGAACTCCTCAGCCGCCTCAGTAGCAACCTTACGTTGCTTCTTGCGCTTCAGATGTCCATGGATCTCAACAGCAATCCATCCAAGGGCCAGACCACCAGCTAGCGAGAGCTTGGTTTTGTCGGTCATTGAAATCCTTTCGATTATGTATTATCTCATTATAATCGCTGTAAAATATGCGAGCAAAAAGAAAGCCCGTGTAGGACTCTCTTTTCTCAACCTCACCCAGTGAAAACAGGTGATGCTGTAACCGCAACTGCCGTCCCGATACTGACTGGCTTTGGAGCAGCGTTGTGAATATCCCCAGGGGTCACCGTGGTGCTGGTCGTATGCCATTCCCGATGTTCGGTAGTGGTCGTATACGATGGCCCACAGTTCTCCAAATATGGATTGTCACAGACGGTCGTGCTCGTTGAGCTTGTTGGCGGAGCTGTCTCGCCAGGACCGATCTGACAGGTAATCGGCTTGGTCGTCGTGCAAATATCCGTTGCCCCAGACGAAGCGATCATGAACACAGCAATGAGAACAAACACGAACACCACAAAGCTGAAAATATACAGAACAGTCTTAAGCATATCATCTCCTTAATTATTAGTTAACTGGCCAGATCCCTAGCCAGGTTGTACAGAGCTTGACACTTGGAACAAATCGGGTGTTTCCTGTGGTCACGTGAAGGCACCCACAAATATCCGCAGATGGCCTTGACGGGAGTTCCGTAAATGCGGGCCTCGAGAACACGGGTCTCAGCGTCCTTACCGTCTTCGCCCCTCTGCACAATATGCGTGAAAATTGGAGTGTCGTCATCCAGCTCCACAACCTCAACGAGGTCTAACTGTTCATCAGTGAATATACTCAAAAGCTTAACCTCTTTTCGTTGTAAAGGTTCAGGAAATCACCCCAGCACCGAAGCACAATGGTCAAACCCTCGATCGGCTTCCCGTTCTCGAGCCACTTGTACTCAGTAAGCGTTATCTTGTCGGGATGGGTCTGTTCAGATCCCTGCTCGACGGTCCACGATCTTGCGTCCTCGAACATGACCTCGAAATATACCCCATACCAGTGCTTGTCGCCATCTGGCGTATCCACCAAATAGCCAGGCACGTTCTCAACCTGGATGTTACA